GATTGCCGCTAAAAACCGAAACCGTTGACCCCCTCCCCCCATCTTGTGCTGTTTCTTCGCACAATATACCTTGTGTTTAATAGAGAGGATATACCTACTTACTCTCAACTACCTCTGCTTCAATGACTTCCTTAGGCTTGCACTGCTTGATCAGCTCTTCTAGTGCAGGTCCTGACAAATTTACGGTCTCATGTCTAATAGTTGTGGAAGGTTTACCGAGCAGCTGTTCGACTTTGTCGATTAATATGCCAGTAGTGACGGGCAACTGCGTAGCCTTCATCTCACCACTCTCAAGCGCACTACTGAGCCTCTCCAAAGCTAGGTCCCTTGTCTTCACAAGCTTCTCGAGGAAAGCCTCTTGAGCTTGGGGGTCTCTGTCAGCCTGCTCGATCATCTTCAGGCCAAGTTCACGGGATACGCCGAAGACCTCCATCAGTGTATCTACGCCGAAACCATTCTTAGCAGCCTTCAAGATACTCTCGTATCTCTCAGGGTCTACGCGCTTGAGTCCTTTACCTGTGTAGCGAGCTATACCTGCTGCTTCTAGGTCAGGGTTCCACTTAGTCTTAACTCCCATAATTTACTCTGTAATCTGCCAGCCGCCCATCCGAGTATATGTCTATTTCTCGTTTACGCAATCATACAGCGTAAATGCTGAGACGGGTATATGTGTGACTAGGCCTATATCCTGATCGTCTCCTCTGTCTGTCCTGCCTCCCATTCTCCAGTCAGGGTAGGGGACGGTCATGTCCAGAGAGCCTAGGGCGTCTGTCCACTGCACCCAGAGACTTACCTTGATGTCTGGGTTAATCAGGGTATACCAGCCTGCTGCAGTGAATTTGGAGGTGCAGAGCATGAAGGTGTCATGCTGCTGGTGCGGTATGTTCCTGCACTTGACCTCTATTAGCTCTGTGACTGCGCCTGCGGTAGTTGCGGCATAGTCAAAGTGGTGTCTGGGTGGAAGAGGCATGAGGACCTGCTTGAGGAACCTCTCCACCTTCACCTTGACGAGCGTCTGCCTGTCCCTGTCTGCGTCAGACTCGTATACTGGTCTCATAATCCTTGAATGCAGACATGACGCTCTCTGATAGCTCCATACTGGAGCAGTCATTGTCTACGATGTAGTCGGGCTTGATGTCATCGATGCTGGTCTCAGATACGTGAGTATCGTCTGATGACTCGGAGGCTCTGCGTATCATGATGACTCGGCCACCTAGGCTGTGAATCCATTCGACCTCAAACGGGAAGCGAATGTCATCACATATCATTATATCATGATTCTTCTGTAGCATGATCCATCTGGCTGTAGCTTTCTTGACCCAATAGTCAAAGCCGTAGAGCTGCTTCATAGCCTCTCCGTATGTCTGCAGGACTGGCCGAAGTATCGACTTGTTGTGAGAGGTCACAGGCTGCGCTATGAGGGCTACAGCATCCTTTATGGGGTCTGCTAGGCTGATTCTTACTGCCCTCGAGGGAAACGCTCTCAGAATAGACTTTGAGGCCTCTGTCTTGCCTGACCTCTTCTTACCACTGAAACCTATGACTAGCTTAGTTTGATTCATTGTCTTCCTTCCCGTCCTCGAAGTGCGCGTCATCGTCTGCTATTGCAGAGAGAGCCTTGACCAAGGCCCCTAAGTCAGCGTTGTCCTTGATCTGCATCTCCAGTGATGCTGTAGCCTCAGAGCAGGCTGAACTATACATTATGTTGATTATCATATCGGTGATTTATTCCCCTCTTCATGTGATTTATCTATGCCCCTGAATCTACCGTTCCAGCGGGTCCACTCAAGCTCTGCCTTTCCTGTCTTACCGTGCCTGTTCTTCCTGACTATGAAGTTGACCCTTGTCTGGTCTTCACGGTCTGGCTGGTGCAGGAAGCTGACAGAGTCTGAGTCCTGTTCAATTGCCCCTGACTCGCGGATGTCTGATAGGGAGGGCTCCCTGTCTGACATGTCGATGCTCCTGTTCATCTGTGACAGTGTCACGAAAGGGACTCCTGTCTCCATAGCTGCCATCTTCAGCGTCCTGCTGATCTCGCTCACCTCAACCACCTTGTTCTGGTTGCGGTAGGCTGGGGGGACAATCTGCAGGTAATCCACGATGAACAGCTTGACGTTCTTCTGCTTAGTCAGTCGCCTAGCCATAGAGCGGATCCTGTTCACGTTGATAGAGGGCTGATCCTCGATTGTGATGGGCAGTCTGGTGAGAGTGGAAGCTCCTGTGGCAATCTTCCTAATGTCTCCCTTGCCTGACTCCTTATACCAGCCTATGTCCTCGCCTGTGAGGTTGCCTAGCAGTCTCTCCCCGATCTGCGCGAATGGCATCTCGTAGGTGAAATACACTACGTGCTCATCCCTCTGGGCGGCCTCGAGCATGAGCTGAACAGCTAGGGCTGACTTACCACAACCGGGTCTCGCTGCGATGGTATTCATAGAACCGGGCTTAAATCCCCTCAGGATTGCGTCTATGGCTCCTATGCCAGTCTTACACCCGTTGCTGGGTAAACCACCCTTAGAAGCCTCCTCAAGCACCTCCACGAGGCTTCTCCAGCCTGTCTTCTGGTCTCTGACTCCAGCGGAGCTCTTTGTGACCTCGTAGAAGTCGCTCTCGAGGCGGTTAAGAAGTTCCTTTGACGGTATGTCTTCCTTGAAGTTCTCGAGAGCATTCCAGTATCGCTCGAACACAGACCTCTTGACCCTGACTTCCTCAAGCTTCGGGTAGTAGTAGGACAGCATCGAGCTGGGGTAACCCTCAGAGCACAGATTGTTGAGCAGCATACCTGCTCCCTCGGACTGGTCTCGGACTGTCAGGTAGTTGACCTCGTTGTTCTGCTCGGAGAGCTTTACAGCGGCGTCCCAAACTTTCTTATGAAGAGCCCCGTGAAAGTGATCACTCTGGACGCCTAGCTCAACTGCCTCCTCAAAGCCTCCCTCGAGAGCTGCACCAAGAACTGCATTCTCATACTGCAAGCTGTGAGGTATCTTCCAGTCAGTCTTCATTGCGGCCTCCTCTCAGGCTCTGCCCAACGAGGTAAGAAGCAACGAAGGCTGCGTGTCTTCCTGCGTCAGAAATTTTTCCTTCTATAGTATTACTGTTAGTTACTGTCCCTGATTTGGGACACGTAGTCTGTTTTTTGATCGTTTCGGGCCTGTTTTTTTCTGAACGTGTCCCTGATTTGATACACGTATTTTGATTACGTGTCCCTGATTTGGGACTCATACGTGTCCCTGTTTTGAGACACGTTGCCTTCAGGCAGGTCTTCTTGCCATCGGTTTCTGCCTCGATCCAGCCTCCCTCAAGGAGCTGCTTCTGGGTCTTGAAAAATGTGTTCTTACTCATATGAAGTGCCTTCGAGATATTGCGCTTGTCTTCAAAGCAAGAGCCTCTCATAAGAACATATGAGTATACAGATAGCTGGTGAGGGTTAAAGTTCTGTTGGAATAGCCATTCCGGGATGAAGGGTTTCTGTCTCATTTGGTTATTTGTTTTATTGTATTGGTTAATTCCTTGCCTTCTGGGCCGCAAGTCCTAAGCCCCTGAATGAATGATCGAGCATTTAATTTGGTGACCTTTCCATTGTCCAGCATTTCATTCACATAATTTAAATATTCAGGCCGATCATCCACATAGGGTTCTCCCCAAGAGATGAGAGGAGGCAATTGAAAGTCTTCGGGCCAATGAACTTTTTTGACAGTGAATTCCTCAATTGCCTCCTGCACTAACTGCGGGAGAGTGTGGTATTTATCTCTCGGCAGCTTTGGCATTACATGACTCCATACATGCTGACAGTCACGGGCTCGTCAGGTGTGTAGTCAGGCCACGAATTGTGCTTGATGCCGTTCTTGAGCGTGTCATAGGCCTCGTCAAGTTCCTTCCTGACAGTGTCAAGGTCACGCGGAGTGAACTCGATCAGACTGCTCTTGTAGGGCCACTTAGTCTCCACTACAGCCCAATACCACTTCTCGATCTCTACGCCTGCAGCCTTGCACATGTCAGTGTAGTTGACCTGCTGCCACAGATACTTCAGATCCCTCGACTTGTAGACAAACTTACGAGGATGAGCTCCACCGGGAGCCGTGGTTTTCAGGTCAATGACTACAGGTCCTGACTTCATGTCTATTCGGCACTTCACATCGGAGATGCCTCGATAGTTTCTGACAAAGATAGATGACTCTGTCTTATACTCCTTGAGGTCTCTCACTATAGGGAGCCGCCAGAACTGTCTCGACATAGCCTTCGCGTCATCGACCTCGACTTGCTTGACAATCTCCTTGCCCTCCTGCTCTTGCTCTTCCCACCAGTCCCTGTTCTTGACCAGCCTCCGATTCTCTCGGTCCTTAGGACAGACAGAGTAGATGTTGTCGAACTCGTCAGGCTCAAGAATCAGGCTGTGGACTAGCCTGCCAAACCTCATTGCTGGCGAGTCGATAGCAGGTGCGTTTCCCTTGATTTTCTGATGGAACTCATACGGATTTTCAATGAGCTTCAGATCAGAGGTAGAGAGGGCGGGGTCAGCCCGGTAGACTGACTCCGCTAAGTTGTAGTAACAACCCGTCTCAAACTTAGAAGGGGGCAGAAGTTGCTTCTGATTCGATAGCTTCATCTTGTCCTCCAAAGGTTGAAATGTATTCAGGGCTCTCCTTGATCTTATTCTTCATCCACTCTGGGACTCGGTCCCAGCCAGCATTGCTCTCGCAGATGTCGTAATTATAAGGCTCGTTGGTGAGCTCCTTTGCTTCCATTCCTTTGGGCAAAGCTGTTACCGAATCGATGTTGTCATACATCTGCCCGTCTTTCCCTTTACGATGAACAACGCTCACAAGGCAGGGCTTGCCTAGCTGGTCTTCTAAAGTAATACCAGCGGCCAGCTCCTTGTCTGTAAACGCTTTCCCATTCAGTGCCTTGAGCTGCTTTAATAGATTTGATTTCTCATTAAGAGAAGCTGTCTCTATTTTGCACCTGCCCATAGGCTGTGGCCCGTCTTCCTCTCGGAATACGTGTGTCTCATCAGGTAGCTCATACATCAGGGCAACCTGCTTTTTAGGGCCATAGAAAGTGTCCTGTGTTCCTAGGTCTACGATTCCGTAGAGTCTCGCAACCTGACTACCTTCGGGGACCATTTTTCGTTCTCTTCTTCCAGTATTGTATTCTAGCTTCATATACTTTTATTGTTTGTTTGTATTTGTTCCTCCAATGCTTTGATGTCGCAGCACTGAAAAATTGTTAACAAGTGTTCTGCCTGTAAAATTGCTATCCATTTACCGTGATTTTTCTTCCACACTACGCAAGGAATCTCGTAGTCCTTTGCGTCTCCCTCTGATTGGGCTAACCAATCCCTGAGCAGTGCTTTCTCTGTATTCTTAACTTCCCAGTGAACAGGCAAATCGTGGCAAGTTACATCCGGTGCATCGTGGCCCTGCTGACTCTGGTGGAAGCCTGTGCGCTTCGCTGTGTAGCCGAAGAACTGAAGGACCTTGACCCACATTCTCTCGCCTCGCTTGCCTTTATCTTTACTGTTCATTGATCGATTGAATATGCACCTTGTGATTGAGTGTCTGCCTTATTGTTCTGTGCTATGGCGACATGCCCCTTCGACATGCAGGCCCTGTGCGGTAGCCCTGTTGTTTCCTGCATCCGGTCTGCCTCAAAAATTACCCACTCTCGGTTGGTAACCCTGCCAAACTCAGAGTTGAATAACTCGTCATTGTCTGGTAGCCAGTCCGTCATGACATAAGGTAGGTCTGGTGGACAGGTTCTTGCAGGCAGCTCTGTGACAGTGCAGGGCCTTGAAGTGAATCCAATGGCGTATTCTTCGACAGCCTGTATCCAGTTCCAGATCTCCTGATTGCGGTAGCTGCTAATTGCCAGCCAGTCGCCTCGTGCTATGTGGTAACCGTTGCCAGTGGCCTTACCAACATCTGTAAAGCTCTTTCCAGTAACCTGCCGTAACACGTAGTGGCACAGCTTGCGGGTAAGAGTGCTCTCCAGCAAATTACCGCTACCTGTCACCTCTTTAATTCTTTCAACTCCGTGCTTCACGGTGACCAACGTAGCAAACGTCTTTGGCTTGACAAGTTTTTTGTTTAAATAAAAACAGATGCGGCGTAGAGTTGCGTTGCGATGAACATACTATATCTGTCCTGTCACGAGGTCCTTGAATTTGATGAGCTACGAATGTTTCTAACGATTCCCGGCGTTAAGGTAATGCCTATGGGAGCTTACTTTGAGAGCGGTAAACCAACAACAACGAGGCCCGGTATCAAGCTTGATTATAAGCCAGAGTGGGTTAAAGCGTTCCACCGGATTCTGGAAAACAGGAAAGGAATAGATCACAGGGAGCATTTAAGTGAAGAGCTTCTAGACTGCTTCGATACAATAATCGTCATGCATAATTTTGACTGGATTATTAAGAATCAGGAAGTGCTCAAGGGAAGGAATGTTATTTGGAGAGACATTGGCCAAATCAACGAAAAGAACGATGAACACTTGCACCGCATAAAAGAGCTCGGAGTAAAGTTAATTCGGTATAGCAAGGTGAACAATTATGATTGTAAAATAAAAGAAGACGCACTGATTCCTTTCTGCAAATTCAGGGAAGACTTCCCTAAGTGGGCTGGTGGTCTTAAGGAACTCATGACAACCGTGCAGTCTATTAAATTTAGGGACAAGAACTGCAATTACCTTAGGTGGCACCATATGCAGAGGAGCATTCCTGTAAGGCTTTACGGCACAGGAAACGAAGGAACCGAGAACTCTCGAGGTATACCCAGCTACGCTGAGATGTTGACTCACATGAGGAACCATAATGCTTGCTGGTATGGGGGGACTTATCCTGCGCCTTACACTCTTTCACTGATGGAAGCAATGTTCACGGGATTGCCTGTAGTCTCTTATAAAGACCTAGGCTGGCCTAGCGAGATAAATGATCTTTTGCTCCCTGAACAACTAGCGGAAAACGACGATGACATGATTGATAAAGCTTCAGCATTTCTAGATTCATCACCTCAAAAAATGAGGGACATAAGTGAGTGCCAAAAGGCGATGGCTTATCGTAATTGGGACTCTGTTCGCGTAACTGAAAAATGGAGGCAATTCCTTAACATATGAAAATACTAGTAGACACACATCATAGAGACTTACTTTATTCGCTGCACTGCCTGTTTGAGAAGAGACTGGGCTGGCAGCTTTACACGCCGCTAGGGATGAAGTGGGCAGAGAAAGGTTACTGGACAATGAATAAGGCTCACGGTTGCGACTCATTGTTTAAGCAATACCTAGAACCGAATTCTGGAGACCACCCGTTCTGTGAAAAATATAAGCTGGAAGACGGAGTACACCACATATGGAATAAGTGTCATAAATACTATCAGAAGGCAGTGGAATTTGATGTGTTTGAAGGCATGAAGTTCGATGTTGTAATGCCTACTCATTGGTGTCATTACGATGCGTGGAAGGATCTGGTTTCTCAGGTTAAACCAAAGTCAACTCTAGTATGTCATGTAGGAAATATTGATCGAAGAGAGGTCCTAGGAAACGTCATAAGGTCAGTTCCTCATCCCGGCGGCAGTGATATTGATGTGCTGGTGAATCAAGAGATTAACACGGGCATATACAGGCACGAAGATATTCCAGACAACTCTAAGAATATTCATAGCGTAACCAGCGGCTACATGTTCCCTGAGCTGTATCATAAGTATAAGAAACTCCTTCCTGAATTTGACTTTAAATATTACGGAGTCGATTGCCCTGACGGATTGCTGCACGGGACTGATGGAGTCTATGAGAAAATGAGGCAGTCAACTCTGGGCTGGACTACTAAAGTTTTTGGCGGCCTAGGACATTCCAATATGGGCTGGATGTATTCAGGCAGGGCAGTGATAACTAACATGACAGAGCATCACAAATGGGGGGAGCTCGCAGACAAGTTATTTGAACCCGGTCACAACTGCATCGACATAGACTCAGGCACGGACAGCGAGAATTGCGAAGCAATACGGAAGTGGATGAACCCTGAAGTAGCTACCGCTATGGGAATCAACAGTCGTAAAAGATTTCTTGATTTGATCTCTTACGAGAAAGAAGCGGAAGATGCTAAGAAGTTCCTGTCTCAGATACTTCCTTAAGTGCTGAAATAAAAGTTTTGACATCTTAAAGCAAAGCTACTAAAAGAAGAACTGTGTCGCGTTTTTTGGTTATTTGTCGCGGTGCAACTTCGTTAGTGGATTATGTCTTCCCGCAGGGTGTATTGGCCCTGCGGGTTTTTTTGTGTTACTTGCTTAGATACCGCTCGGCTGCTTCAACGGATCCAAACACAGGGCCTATACGGCGTCCTGTTGGGCCATAGACCCTTACTCCTGCGCGGCTGGATGTCTGCACAGCCCTGTGGCCTTCTGGGGTGTTATAAACGGCTCCTCCTCGGTTGTTGAGAGATCTTGCCGGGGAGAACTTAGCTCCTCCGCTTCCTGTTCCTGACTTTGTTACAACCACGTAGGATCCCGCAAGTCCCTTCCCGCTCTCGACAGTGAATCCGTCTCCGAGTGTGTTCTGGATTTCTGACTTCAATCCTCCCTGAGTGAAGCCTACCTGATACGCGAAGTCACCGGACTTCTGCTTTACTAGGTAAGCGTTCTTCTCTCCTGCAGATTTCTTAGACTTAGCTGCCCTCACATCTCCCGGTGTCCTTGATTTGATGTGAGCCTTGCCGCCGGGTTTTAGAGCTCTACCAATTCCCTGTATGAGATCAGTTCTTTGCTCTGGCTTCAATACGTTGACAACAGAGAAAGATGATATGACATCATAGCTGTCTGATGGAACTTCATCCATAGCCAGATAAGTAGGAGACTGGTCATCCTTCCAGTTAGCTCTGTTATCCCCTGAGGGGCCGTAAGGGAACGGTTCCAGCGTGTCTACTGTCCTGTTACCTTTTCTCATAATCCTCGATCCTGCGCCCTCTCCAGCGCCTGCATCGAGCACAGTGACTTCATCGTCAATCATGCCACTGAATTTTTCGTAGCTTCGAGAAGTAACGTCAGACCTTTGGGTCTCCGCGCTTGCAGGTAGAGGGTCCATCGCAGGAGAAAACTTATTGGCGTCCTTTCGGGCTTTCTCCATTGCTTTCACTCTAGCCACTCCACCTTTGAATTTTTGTTTTACAGGGCTTTTATACGTGCGAGGGTCAAGAGTTTTGGGACCAATCTTCGGTTGAAAATCTGGATCAGTTAAGCTTCTCATGCTCAACGTCCTGAAAGATGATTTTCCTACATCCCCTTCTTTAGAAATTCTTTGATCTAACTTTGGTTCTCCTGTTACTGGGTCAACCCTGCTTTCAAATTGTTTTCGCAGAATATCAAAAACGCTCAACCTACCTCTAATGTTAGAAATTGATTTTCCAAGAACGCCAAACCTGTAAGAAGGATGAATAGGTAACCCTAAGTCACGAGGATCAACTATCGATGATGGCCCCGATTGATCGAACTGAATTGCCTTCACAACGTCACCAGTTCTGTAACCGTCTTTCTCCCTGTAAGCGGACATGCCTTCGGCAACATCCTTCCAGAAAATGCCTCCGTATTTGTCTTTGTATTTCTTAGACGCAAACTTTTGCCACATAGTCTTTCTAACCTCGAAAGGCATTTCTGGAAAAATGCTTTCAAGATCTTTAAGGCTTTTAATTTCAATCGTCTCCCATTTCTTAGGCTTTGATTCGGTAAATTTTTTGCCTGCTTTTTCTGCGGCCTTCTTTTCTCTGGAGTCTTTACTGAGTCTGTTTTTCTTGATTGTTTGACGGATCGCGGCAGACATGTCTTCAAGCAACTCTTTCAGGTCTCTTTTGACTGCCGGGTTGTTCTCCATATCAAACTTCAGCTCTTCCATCATGACCTCCGAGTAGTCTTTGTTCGATGCAACTGCCAGCTCATCTTGAAGAACAACAATTCCGATACCGTCAGTCATCCTGATAGCCCTGTCGAGTCTTGGTCCTACAGCCCCTCCTTCAACAGCCCACGCAAGCTTACCTTGATTGTCTGCAAGGTCTGGGTGATCAGGCCCTCCTCTCAGTTTAAATACTCTACCTGACCGAGTGACGTAGTCACCAACCAGCATGCGGTCAGCAAACATGAAGAAAACTTTCTTGCCGTTTAGCTGCTCAAGGTTGACGCCGGGATCATTTACTGCGGGACTGAATCTGGCTATGACATCGGGTGTAAGCGTGAACACTCCATTCATAGGAGTGCCAGACTCAACGGGCTCCTGCATCTGTTTCCTGACCTCTGCGGGGCTGTCAGGCTCAGGTGAAAACCTGATGTCTGCAGTGGTGTCTTTGAATCTTTCAGACGGAGGAATGATGCTGCCGTCATCGTTGTAAGTTATAGGGTCGGCAGATTTGATGCGCTCAGGATCCCTGACTGCTATGGTGTTTGATGGGCCGCCGGGTTCTTCTGCAAGCCTGATAGCGTCATACTTCTTGAACACTTCATCAATAATTCTGGAAGCCTCCCACACTATATAGTTCCCTTCATTTAGCATTCTCAGATCCCGAGGGTCTAGCTCGTTGATGTTAGAGACTCCGAAGTGATTCGAGATTGTGTCTGAAAACTCACTCCACCCGTCTTTTGGGTCGAAAACTTTATCTGCTTTAAGGAATGAGTTAATGACTCTTATCCCCATTTCAGATCTAGCTTGAGTTGCTGTCATTCCGTCGAGCATTGACCTTTCAAGGTCACTCGATTTATTTCTAACAGATTGTAGGCTGGGCTCAGGGATAGCGTGATGACCTCCGTATTTTTCAGCCAATGCATCAATCTCTGATACCAAAAGCTTTATTGAAGCATCATCGGCTTCATTGATTCTTTTTACCACAGCGGGATCCGGTTTTCTGTGGCCGCCAAACCCTCGCGGATACTCTTTTGAGAACTGCTTATCGAAAGAAAGATATATTAACTTGTTGGGGTCCCGCTCTGATTTGAATTCATTGAATTGACGCTTGGTGCCGTGGTATACAGGGCCAATAGTGTAGCCTGCATCAGTGGCCGCTTGCTTTACTATTTTATCTAGCTTGTTGTAATCCTTTACCTTTGCCCTTGCAGACTTCAGGTATTCCTGATCAGTTTTGCTGCGGCCAGTGCCGGGTGAGAATCGTGCATCTCCCGGGGCCTTAGGATTCCATCCAAACTCAAAGATACTGTTGCCCTCGGAATAGACTTCCTTAGCCTTAACTTTCTTCTCAAGAATGACTGCGCCTGTTTCGTCGAAATAATTTGCATGAAGCTCTGCATACTGCTTTGACGGTGTCACCCAGTCTCCCGGGTTTATAACTTCGGACACTCCCTTGGGAACTGCCCTGTAAATCGTAAGCTCGGCTTCAGGTTTTCCACGTAAACTTCTGAAAAGTTGTATTGTCTTCCTGCTCTCAAAGTCATCTTGCCCGTAATACCTAGCACCGTTTGCGCTGTATATATCTTTGGGGTAAACAGTGTCCATCTTGTCGATGGAGCCCTCGTCATACGTCCCGTCAGGAGCCCTGTGAGCCATCCTGTATCCATTCGGGTCTACATCAGGCATGAAGTGTGTCTGCCCTCTCTGGTAGGCAGCCTCAGAGAATGACATGACCGGCCTTCCCTCTTTCTGTTGCATAGCAACAATACGATCAAGACGGAACGATCTCCACGGGTGATCCTGTTTGCCTTCCTGCAGTCTTCTCTGTCTGGGTGTAAGCTCTACCTGCGGTATCTCAGGGTTACCCTTGACGTTTCTAATGGCTAGAATCTTGTTAAGGAAGTCACTCTTGCGTTGGCTGCCTAGAACCTCTGCTGTGCGCTTCTCACCAGCAGTCAGGGCGTTGATGTATGTGTGCAGGTCTGCAAACATGTTAGCCTCGGACCCGAAGACCTTCTGCATCTCTGCGCTCTCCCTGTAGAGTCTACTGGCTCTGGTTTCAGTAGTGCTCATGTCAAGAATCCTACCAGCAATAGTTCCTGTTTTGGGGCTGATGACAATGTCATACATCAGGCCGTTACGATTGCTGATAGGCAAGTTCCTTGCGCGGGTCTTGCCTAGCTTAGTCTTCATCGTGGAAGCGCCGTAAGTAAAGTTGGCGTATTGATCTGACTGAGAAACTTTATCAAGCTGCCTCAAGGCTTCCTTGATAGTGTCATTGATCAGCGGGGAATCCAGCAATGCCTTGAGCTGTCCCGCACTAAACCTAGTCCCCTTGTAGCTGCCGTCTGGCTGTTTGATGAGGCCGCCTTCAGAGTCGCTTACGTTGTCTAGGATGCCACCGATAGTTGTAGCTCTCTCTTTGGCCACACGCTTCTGTTCAGCATCCTTCATGATGAACCGCTTGCCTTTAGCATCAGTCTTTGCGACTCCCATCGCCTCGAGCTCTGCGAAGGTAGCGTCATCTGCAAGGTCAGCATCCGAGTAAACTTTTACAGGCTCGTCCAGCGATGTCTCAACGTCCCTGCCTGCTTTCTTTCGAGCCCTGACCAGATCCTTCATAGCTCTGTCGAGCTGTCGAGACTGCTTGATCTGTTGATCGAAGATAGGGCTCTGGAATGCGTCATAGACTCGGTCAAGTTTACCTTTAGTGAACCGAGAGAAGGCGCCTTTCAGTGACTCTGAAAAGCTGTTACCTGAAAAGATGTAGTTGCTGTTCTTTCCTGTGATGTAGTTTGCAAAATATTCTGCGGCCAGCTCCTCAAGAATGTAGTCCACCTTTGCGTCAGTGGATCCTGCGTCCTTTAGTTTCTGAGCTCTTTGAGGATCAGCGCCAATCTCTGAATCCAGACGCTTCTCATATTGCTGAATGAAATTGTTCATTTCTTCAGCAGAATACATTCTTTGGAAAGTGTTCTTCACGTTTGAGACGAGCGTGTCAAATCCGTCGAGCCTGCCTAGAGCGTGCAGAGTCTCATGAATCATTGTGCGTGTGCCTGCGTTCGTGTTCAGGAACACAACTGGCTTGCCTGCCTCGATACGCATCATGCCGCTTGCCTCGCCCATCTTGGTGCCTTTTTCATCCACAACAAAGTCAGGATCCACATGCCTGACTTCGACAGATGACTGCAACAAGATCTGCTCTGCGTCCATTCGAGCAATCTTGTCTTCTCTGGAAAGTTTCTCAAGCCTCACTCTGTCTTCTGGGGTTTTGGTCTCGATCCACTGATTAAAATCATTGTCTTGAGCTCTGCGGAGTGCTGACCCTGTCAGGCCCTCTGCGGCCCTCCCTACGCCACCACCAAAGGCACCGAGAACGCCGCCAGACCCAATACCCTGCGCGAGGCCCTCGAGGCCTCCTGAGGCCAATCCTATAGCGCCGCCAATTCCTGCACCTACTGCAGCGCCAGAGGTAGCTCTGCCTGCATACTCAACAGGTTTATCCAGCCACTTCAGTCTTCCTGCAAGTTTACCTGCGACTGTGTCAGGCTGATGTAAAGCTAGTCTGCCCAGACCACCTGTCCTTGTAGGACTGCTGGACATTGCCTCTCCGAAGCCGCGCAGAAGTCCTCCTGAGACATCAAGGATAGTAGGAGCTGCCAGCACTGTGCCAAAAGTCTTAGCTGTGCCTGCTCCAACAATGCCGCCTGCTACCGCTGCAGCTACCCCGCCGGGAACTGCCAAGTTTCCTAGGCCGCCTGTTGCTTCATCGATTGTTTCTGAAGCTCCCTTGACAATGTTCTTGCCTCGTTCAATTGCGTCTCTGCTCAGGTCTGCCGCTCTTGACAGCCCTTTACCCATTGCAATTGTCGGGGCAGATAGCCCCTTAGTAATACCTTTAGCGGCAATTGACCCTACCTTGCCTGCAGGGACTAAAAGACTGGGGTCAATAAATTCACCCGTGAGCTCTGCGGCCTTGGTATCTACTTTCTCGAGGTCAATCTTTGCTGCGTCCAGTCCAGCAAACTCTGCGTATTCATTCCACGCAGACTCCTCACCTCGCTCGATACCACCCCTGACATTCTGAAGTTCTTTGAGTTTGAGAAAGTTGTTGAACTGATCAGTAGTCTCGTTCTCGCTTGTTCCCCCGAATGAATCCAGCTTCGATCCCAGATAGTCATTAGCCATCCTGCCGAGGATCTCTGTGTCATAGGCTCCTCTGGCAGCTCCCTCCATAAAGGTGCGAGCAGAAGTGCCGGGATCAAATATGTTGAGGTATGTGCCTATGGCCGCAGGGAGATTCTCTGCGATTCTCTGAACAGTTACACCAGCGGCTTGAGCTATAAGACCGGGAAACTCTGACCACTGCATCTCAGGCTTCACAGCCTTATAACGGACAAAGTCCTCCCGTGTAAGAGAGGACGATGGCGTTTCTGGGTTCTCGAATCGAGCTACCAGTTTTTCGTCTGGTTCAGGGTAATCCCGCTTAATGATGTCTTTGATCTTGTCCTCAGACATTTCGTCCGGGAACTCTAAGTTGACATCGTAATCTTCAAGGTAGAGTTCTTGCATTACTGTAATTCAGGTTGACCCGACATTCCGTATGACACTCTTTTTCCTGAGGGCCTCTGCTGGCCAGCTACAGATCCTCCCTGCAGTGGAGACCAGCTAATTGCATTGGCTCTGTTTTCCAGTTTGCCCTTTAGGTCGCTCTGAAGCTCTTTGAGAACCTTGATGTTCACATCGCTGAATGACATTATCTTTGTGACATCCGGTATAACGGCTGCCAATATCTGCCATTCACCTTCTGAAACAGCTCCAGCACCAACAATTTGCTCTTTAAGCTCGCCCATAAGGCGTTTCTGAATACTAGTTGCTCTCTGCCTGTTTTCAGGACTTAGCTTACCTGCAAGGCCCTGTTTCGCAATGTCGATAAGTTCTTGAATCTTTTCAATGCCTTCGCCTGTTGGGATAGCAAACTCACGAAAGTCCTGAGCAATCTGCACAGATGGTGCTACACCATAGCCAGCAACCTCGCTTGCCTGAACCTCGCGCTGCAGCTTCATCATTGAAATCTGCTCTGATGGTGTCAGCTTGTCTTGCTTAGGGTAAAGCATCTCATACAGGTTCTTAGCTTGCGTGGGGTATTTCTCTGCCAGTTCAGGAATGGTTTCAGAGACTCGTCTCATCATTTCCTGATAAGTCTCAGACCTAGTATCACCCTCGGCTGCTTGAATCCTGATAGCGTCAAGATCCTTAGCTGCTTTCACTACAGTCTCAGAAGGACCGGGCATAGCTTCAGGGCCTAAGGGGCCTTGAGCTCGACTGGGAGCTGGCTGATATGTTTGCACGGGGGCAGCATACCTTCTCATAGCCTGCATCTCTTCCCGGGCTACGATTTCTGGTGATCTTGCGGTTCCCGGGAGTGGCGCTTGAGTCTGCCTAGGCATCGCCCCTGCTCCGTAAGGAGCGAACGCATTGACGGCTGATGACGGGAGACTGAATCTTTCAAGAGCCCTAGCTTCAGACTCTGCCAAAGATCTGCCAGCTTCTGAGTCACTGACAGAGTCAGTAAACTTATCGGCTGTAAACTTGAACTCAGGCCTAAAAATAGACTCCTCTTGAGCTCTCTGTAGCCGCGCTTCCGCTGCATCAATTTGAGGTGCAAAGTCAACAGGAACATCTCGTTTCTGCCTTGCTTCTGTAAGTTCTGAGTAAAACTTACCTTCAGAAATTTGAGGATACATCTGAGCGTAGGCCGCAAGTTCTGTAGCCTCCATTCCTTTAAGAAGATCTGCATCTGCACCGAGAGCAGTCAGAGCTGTGATAGTTCCTTTCTTGAACTGCTCCCGCTTCTTCATCTCTTCTTTTCTTTGAGCGAACTTTTCTATCCCTTGACCGATACCTGCCCCCAGCCCTGCAAGTCCTTCACCGAGAAACTCACCTACACGAGATCTCTCGGTAGGCTGAACTATTCCCTGTCCTGTATATGATTGTTGTGAAAATGCCATAGTATTATGCGATCAGTTTTTAATGCGTGAGTCCATCCACTTCTTGATGGAAGGCTTCAACCATTCATTCTTAGATAGCCAGCCAGCGAATCGTTGGCCGTATTTGACGTAGAGATCGTGGAACCAGACTGGTGATTGCGTTTCAAGCCAGTTCCTGAACAGTAGCCACATTGGGTTATTCGCTCCATAGACTTCTCGAGCCACCCAGCATTTGGTTATCATAGCTGATCCTATTGACCCCATAGACTTCATAGCTCCACTGGCAACGGCAGCGCGCGCATTGGCAGATGCAATGTTCGCATTGAGCTCTGCATTGTAGTTACCAGCGGCAAGACTTCCCGCGTATGCTGATTCAGGGTTAAACGATTGCTGTGGGACCATACCTTGACCTTGCGCCGCAAACCCTTGAGCTGCCCCCATACCTACACCGGGCTTACCAAGAATAGCCATAAACGGATCTGCTGAAGTAGCAGCATTAAGACCTACCACCTGAGAAGCGAATGATCGACGGTTGCGCTGAAGTTGCTCTGCATTCATTCCTTTAATAAGAGTTTCCTGACCTAGGTCTGCCATACCGTAGCCCATACCACGGTCAGACTGGCCCCCACGAATGAACTGATCAAGCTCACGAGACAATGACGGTGGTAGCCCTGCTCCTGCGGACAGATCAGATTGAGCCTGCCTGTTAAGCTCTGCCATTAATGCGGCCTGCTCTGGGTTGGCTTGCCTGAAGGCCTCAGTGGCTCTAGGGCCTAGTCTTTCGACTGCTGCTATGTCGCCTTCCCTTGAGACATCAAGACCAGCCACATCGGCTCTGGCGAGCCCGGGCATTACGTCCTGCTCATAGAGCTCAAGCAGCCCGGGAGTCCCTTGACTACCTCTCATGACATCCCTAAGGATCTCAAGGTTCAGCCTTGCCTCTGCTGGCCTGCCGTATTCTTGACTAGCCTCTGCAGCGTAGAGCTCTGGTGCGAGGTCTACCTGCGCCTGCAAAGTGTCTCTTGTTTCTTTCGCGTAATCCCGTGGGGGAGGAGCGTCTGCGCTATATAGTCCCATAATTGTCTGTCTGGTATTGCCTGTGTAGTTTTGTGAATTCTCTCATCGCCTTCCAGCCGCCGCACAGGTAAACGGTTGCAAATATAACCTCGTGATATTGACTCTTGAGCACATCGGAGTGCGCTCTCTTTACTTCTACGTCTGACTGCTCCCACTTATTTGCGTCAAGCCACGCGTTGCAGCTCATTATGATTAGGGGGAGAAGAAAGCTGCTGTTTGCTATGTAGAATTGATTGCTTGTGAGTGTGACCATCCAGTCCATTTCAGCCTTGATCACATCCTCGTCATTGACCTTCTTATCGCCATCAATGAAGTCATCAATGTCATGAGACCTTGTGGCGAATGTCTCCACGAATAACCACGCCTGCTCATTGTTATGAGTCAGACGCATGAAGTCTTCTTTTATGGAGTGGTCGAAGTGCATTACGCAATTTTTGTCACCTTGACAATGCTGTAAACTTCAGGGTGACCTGTTATATTTGCGAGCCTGCCTAGACCGTAGGTGCCTCTGCCATTGCTGGCCCTAAACTTTAATGCAAAAGTTTTTGTGTCTGCGATTGTCACAATGCCACTTGCAAAAGTCCATTGCGTCTCAGTGTTTTTACTGCTGCCACTGTGAGCAGAAGTTCCGTTGATAGCTACCGTAGAGTCCGTTGTGTTTTCGATCCAGCTAAGGTAGTTGCCAGTATCTGCAGCAGGTGCTTGTGACTCTATTAAATAACTGCCAGCATCAAGGTCCCACGTGCCTGTGCTTGCGTCAAAATTAGCCAGTATTAATGATGGGTCAGTAAATTGATTTAGGTCTCTCACTTGATCCGACCCAGTGCTGGCACCACCGTTAGTGTTCGTGACCTTCTGGTCCCACATAACTGCGACTCCACCAAAGCTTGTTGGTGTAGTCTTAGTCTCCCATTGTATGTTGCCGCTCCCATCCGTGGATATATACTTGTTAGCACCGTCTGTGTTTATCTGGCTGATGTTAATCGTGTCAGTGCCATCTTGTGCTGACCCACTCGGGATTGGCCCCCGATC